CTAAAATATTACGCCAACCGGTAACAGTATAAATGAAACCAGTTAACGCTAACCAACTTAGGATTGCAAATGTTATTTGATCCGATGTCATAAATTATTTGCTTTGTGCTGGCAAGATATAGTCGTACTTAACCAAACCACTGTCTACAGCAATTTTCATTGCGCCTTGATCACTGATACTCATAGTAACGTCACCGTCTAAGTTTAGAATTGCTTGTACTTGTGCTACAGGCCAACTCCAAGTGTGTTGTAACTTACCTTCAACACCGTGTTGGAATACAAACTCACCTGCGTGTGTACTTGCATCACCGAAACTAAACACTAAGTTACCATCTCGAGTCTTTACATTAAATGTAGGCTCTTCGCTGTGTGCCGCACTCATAAGTTTCATACGTGCAATTGATGCTTGTGCCGGAGCAACTTCAACTTCCCACGTTGCACCTTTAAACTTAACAGTCTTTAACTTTTCTTCGATAATTGCTTTGTTCATAAAGCGATAATCATTTTCAAAGTCGCCTGCTGCGTTTTCAAAGTGAATGTGTGTTGGAATAGTTTCACCATTGCGCTCAGATGTAACTACATCAATTTTTGCATCAGTTTTGTATTCAGGATTTTTTAAATGTAGTGCAAGTTTATCTAAGTTAGGCATACCAAATGTACCTACAAACTCGTTAACTTCATTATGTGTTGTTGCACTTAAAATAACACTACGGTCGTCTGCCATCGAATCAATTTGTGTGCCTTCGTCGTTGCTAACTTTAACTATTGCTAAAAAGCCTAGTGCGTGTGTATGTGCAACTACGTCTTGTAAGATATCTTTCATTTGTTTTTCTCCATTGTTAGTTTAATTATACTGCCTAACTGATTAGTTGTCAAGCATTTTATAGGTGTATTTAGGTTTTTATTTTGAATCATAATTCTTTTAGAAGTTGCCAAGTTTCTCTCCAGTCAGTAACTCGATGTGAAAATCCTAGTTGATACTTCTTTAATGCATCTGCTAACGGTTTATCATTGCCTCCTTCAAACATTGCATCACCGTAAAAGTGTATCTTGTTGTTATCTTCAAAGTCCTTTAATATTTGACTTTTATCTAATCCACGAGGAGCAATATCAATGCCGGTATCGCCGCCTACAGTTGCTTGTAATTCAGGAAACATTATATTAAACGAGTTTGCTATTGTATTTCGTTCTTCTTCAAATGAATCGTATTCTACATACTTTGCACGTTCTTCGGCATTGGCATTACGACCTACAACACTAAAATTTACTAGTCCAGAACGTTCTTCAATATGATTTCCTGTGCGTAGATCAAACAAACTTTCATACTCGCAACTAATTAAAAATGTTCTTGCCATATCAGGCAATTTCCAATCACTTGATCTTATGTTTTGTTTGCCTTCATAAACATCGCCACCTGAACAGTTGTAAACACGCTTGCATAGATTATAAGTGTCTTCGCCTAGTTGTTCAATGGTCTTAGGCTTGTCACTCCCAGTAACTAAGTACACATCATTCATTAAACAGAAATTGTCAAAGAACGCTTTAAACTCTAAGTTAATAGTACCACGACTAGGAGTTAATGTACCATCTACATCAAATATAAATTTATCTTTCACGATCTGCTACTCTCATTCTTAGGTCACTTGAACTAAAACGATGATCTCTATTGTTAAAAAATAATTCAATATCACGTTTGCGACAAATATCTTTTCCTGTAAATTCTTTATCACGATATTCTTCTCCTAGAATACGTACATTAATAGTATACAGTTCTAAAATATCTTCTAAGTCTCTTTCGGTGCCATATGGAATAATTTCATCTACATAGCTTATTGCTTTTAGTTGAGTGTAACGTTCTACAACCGTTTGTATAGGAGCATTTTTCTCTGCACGATCTACACTAGGATCTACTTGTAATCCACAGATTAAATAATCACACTGTTCTTTTGCTTCTCTTAACATTTGTACGTGTCCTGAATGACACAAATCAAATGTACTACAAGTAAATCCTACTTTCATAATCTAAGCCTCGTTCATATTAATACAAATTGCTTGCTGTTCTGGTTTGAAATAACCGCCACCTTTACCAACTTCTGCACTTAATGCTTCTCTTGCTTGAAAACACTCTGTCATTGATGGGTGTATCGTAACAAGTTCTACATATGGCGTTAAATCAAAAAAGTATACAAACACTAATGTCCACATTTAGTTTACTCCTCGTAATAGTTTTCTGCTAATTGTCTTAGCATAGAAATTAATTCTTCAATAGTATTTAGGTCCTGCTCATTGTCAGTATCTATTTCTGCTTCGAATTTAATTTTCATTTTATTCTCCAAAATCAAACAAACTAGTAAATGTATTGTGTCGCTTAGTATCTTCTAGTGGATAGTTAAGCACACCAATTAAGTTATCTAGTTTATTATCAATAATAGTTTCCGCCATTGCTGCATCATCAAATGGTAATTCTTTAAACCATTCTGGAATACGTAACTCGTCTGTTGGATACGCAACACTTGTGTAACCTAGCGGATTCTGTTTTAATTTACAAACAATAACTTTCATGCCGTCAACAATTTCTTGCGAGTATTTGTCTCCGTTCATACGCTTCAGCGTATTCCAGTTAATGCTTGCCCGTACATGACCAGGCATATTTGCCTTGCCTTGCTTTTCTTCCAACCTTTGATAATGTCCTACTTTGTTCGCACGTTTTGGACTACCTTTTTCCCAACCTGGACGATCGCTAAATTCCTTACGGAATACAGTAATACGTTCTAGTACTTCCTCTTGTGGAACATCAGTTAACACCATTGTTAGTAATTCTTTTAAGAAGTCTTGCATAAACACAGGAGTATCTGATCTACGCAAGTCTAAGCCCATTGCTTTTACTTTACCAGGCTTACCATCAATGTCTGTTCTAAAGCCTTCGTTATCATAAACTAGTGCGGCATAACGCTTCTTAGTAATATACAATCCTGATTGTGCAACAATTTCTCTACCTGCTGCAATAACTTCTGCACGACTCTTAGGACAATGAAATGCATCCATCATAAAGTCATTAAACGTAGTATTTGCCGCTTCGCATACTTGATCATATAATGTAATGATATTGTCTTTATCCCACGGAATCTTACCTGCATCAATATCAGCTTTAAGTGTAGGATATGCACTAAAGTAACACGAGTCAGTATCACCGTAAATCATTGCTTCTCCAACATGATCATATGTTCCTGTAATAACTTTGTTTACCTCTGCACTCATATGCTTAACAATGCTACGTCCTGTTAATGTTGTACTTTGACCAATACGTTTATCAAAGAATCTACAACCAGGATTAAGAATAGCACCATACAGTGAGTTTAGGTTAATCTTTTTAACCAACTGTCTTTTATCCCAATATTCAATTTCAACAGCATTGCCGGCGTCTTTTGCTTTTTTAAGTTGTGCCTGCATATCTTTACGTTCAGCATACCAACGCTTTAGTAGTCCTGGAATAACACCTTCAAACTCTGTTGTAAATATTGTGCCATTGGCACTAAGCATCCACGGATTATGACTATCAAAGATTATCTTATATAGTTCGGCTCCGCTCATTACTTCAGTTTGTCCGTTTTCAAAGTCGATAGTCAACGGAATGTCTTTACGTTGCTCCATAACGGCTTCGTATTCTTCAGTACTAAACCGTCCTTCCCAACTTCCTGCAAATGACTTTTTCTTTAATCCCATGTCTTCTTGTACACGGGCTTCGCTTATCTCTGGACGTATCTGTCCTACAACAGTTTCAGGTGCCATATTTAATGCACGAATAACACTCGGATACAGTGAATTTAAATCCATTGAAGCTACCCATTTGTGCAAGCCTTTCTTTGGAAACGCAACATATGCACCTGCGGCTTGTGTGTTTTCTGTGTCGTCTCGTCTTTTACGATTAGGAACTTGTAAGCCTCTGTTATGTGCTTCGTTAACAATACCTTGCTCTGTAACAGCAACAGCACCCATAGTAGTTTGTAGCATCACAGTATTTTCGTGAGCAACTGTGTTAGAAAGATCAATAAATCTTAGTTTCTTGTCTAGTTTGTCTAGTAGTGCGGTATCTTGTATGTTGTATTCAATAAACTTTCTAAAGTCGTTATTGTATAGTTGATCAAGAGTACCTTCATATGGTACTTTGTTTTCGCCTACTTCAATTTCACCAATTGCATCTAGTCGATATGTATGACGTTCTTCGTATGTGTACTTTCGATATAGTTCTAAACTATCTAAGTGGACGCGGCCTACTAAGTCAAACGTAACAGCAGCCTTACCGTATTTTTCATACTCACGTTTCTTAGGCAACTGTCCCCACAAGCAGAATCTACGTGTGTCGTCTTTGCTTAGTACACGACTAGTTCTGTTTACAGTATAAGGAATATCATACCCTTCACTGTTCCAACCTGATAAAATATCAGCGTCTTCGATCAGCGTTAAGAAAGTGTCAATCATATCACCTTCTTTTTCAAACAACATTACGTTGTCAATACCTTCAAGTTCTGCTCTTGCTTGCTCCATAGTAAGTGTCTTAGGTGGAACAGCAATACACACCATTGTGTCAAGCCATTGCAAATATACACTTATAGAAGTAATAGGCATAAACGGATCACTAGGATCAGCAAAGCCCTTTTCAGGATCAAAGTCTGTCTCAATATCAAAAAACGCAATGTTTAGTTTAGGAGCATCTTGGTTAAGATAGTTTTCACTTAAACATTGGAAGATAGGATTTACATCGCTTTCAAAAAGTTCTTTGTCTCGATTAATAGCAACTTCTTTTCGAAAGTCTTTTGTATTCTTACAAACAATACGACTTAATGGATCACCATAGACACTCTTATATTTGCCTCGTTGATCCTTATAGTAAAAAGTATATTTTGCTTGATATTCACGGAACTCACGTTTACCGTCTTTGCGTTCAACAACTCTGATAATGTCAGAGTCGCGATCAAATAGTGCGTCTACATAACTCATTTATTCTCCTACGTTGCTTATGGCCAACTTAACCTTCTACATGCCTGACAATTGTCTTTGGCGTTATTAGTACTTATTAGAACAACAATCCTGCAATATAAATTACGGTTAGTCCTGCGTTCATTACTATAAGACTTTTCTCTTTCCATAAGATACCTACTAGTATCCATAAACTATTACTGATAATGAATGCCCAAATATACAAAGGGTAAACATTAAATGCGGCTAGGGTAGCGGCAGTTAGCAAACATACTGTTGCCACCCACGCTAGCCATTGATAAGGTTTTACCACCATAGTGATGCAACCCCAAATCCAAATATATTTACTACAGCAAAGTATCCAGTTAGTAACATTACCCAAGCAGCACCACGTCTATAGGCTGCGTAGCATTGTGTAACACTGCCTATTAGGAACCCTGGATACACTATAAGCATATTAGGGTTACTTGCTGTTAAAGCAAGAGTTAGACTGGCATATACTGTGAATACAAAACTTACTAATTCAAAGTAAAACGCTGTTTTATCACTGGTATAACTATCTACCCAAAATGCTTTAATCTTTTGCATCTATTTGTCCTTACCGACCGTTACTACTAATGTTTCAAGATCGTCAAAGTCATTAGCGACCTTTTCCCAATCTCCTTTTTGTGCAATCTTAATTGCTTTATTAATCATAGACGGTTTAATATCTAGTTCTTCTGCTACAGCCTTAACTGTATCTTTAAGACCTATATTTAAGTCTTCTATTTCTTGCATTACGGTTACGCCTTCGTTAACAAGACGCTCCAATTTAGCCTTTTCTTCAGGGCCATAGGTCCTACTGCTCATAAGTTCTCCTTTGAGTTTAGTTTGTAATTATTATATTATATAGGAAGTTTGCTTAGAAGTCAAGCAATTATTTTGATTTATATTCGTATTCTTTTAATTTACGATAAAGTTCATCTTTGATAAATGATTCTTTTTGTGCCTTGTCTTTAACAAATGGCTTTTTGTGTGACTTGCCCTTCATTACAGTGCCGTCTGGCATCTTGTGTGTCGGTTTTTTATTCTTTTTATTTGCAGTAAGTTTATTTACTACAGCGCCAGCAACTGCTCTACCTGCCACAGCTGCAACAGCTGGAAGGATTTCGTCAGTGCGTTCTTCTTGTAGCATTTTTTCTAGTTTAGCCACACGCTCTTCAAGTTGTGCAATACGTGTGTCTTTATCTTCAAATGTAGAAGGTATTGGTCGATAATCTTGGTCTGTTATTGTTTCTACTACACGATTTGGTTGTGCTGTAGTAACACCTGCAAGGGCAGCAAAATCATTTACACTATAGTTCTTATCCATTTGTAAACTACCCTGCGGTACATCTACACTTTCCTGTAGGAAGTTTTCCTTAACTTGCACACTTTCTTGCGGTTGACCGCCATTAACCATGCCCATTAATGCTTCTCTATCTGCTTGTGGATTTGAAGGAAATAGATCCTTCATCATTGAACTCATTTTGTAAAAGTCGTCTGCCATAATTACATCTTCACACAGTTATCTACAGTCTTGCCACCTTTTTTCTTGGTGCCCATACGCTTGTAGCCTTTCCAGCATACTTTGCCGTCAACGCCTTTTTGCTTTTCTTCGTCAAGTGTAGTGTAACTTGGATTACCGCACTCTTTACAAACACTTTGTTTTGCTTCGTGTAGTTTGTCCATTAGTCCTTTTTTGTAAGGATCTTTTATACTCTCGGCATGCATAGCAGCCATGTGTGCTTTGTATTTCTTAGTACCTTTTTTATGCGGACTTTTGCCTTCTGCAACTTTAGAATTGTTACAGTTACAATGTTCACAGTCTGCAGGGCATACACAATCTTCTCTTTTAACGTCGGCACCACAGCACTTGTCTGAACAATGTGTGTCCTTAGCTTCAGTTACTTCGTTAAAGCGTAAGTCATAATCTAATGAATGGAATACACTACTCATATAGTCAGCTGCTTTAGTAATCTTAGCCTGTTGCCAACCTTCAATACCTTCTGCTTCTGTAACTTTTTTCATCATGTCGTGTAGTTCGATAGCATACTTTGCAATCTTGTATAAGTCTGCACGAGCCATTTGTACTTCATGGTCACGTTCTGCCATGTCTGCTTTATCAGCAAGGCCTTCTTTAATGGCATTTACATAACGTGGATCGCCCTTCATTAATCTTTGGTATGCAACAGTATTCATTCTTTTATCTGCAGCAGTAACTTTCATCTTAGTAGTTTCATCATCTGGAGTAGTTATTTTTTTACCTAAAGCAGTTAATCCTTTACGTAATGAATCTGGGTCCAAAATATTACCCATCGTGTCATAACCTTTTGCGAACCCTTGAGCAAATGCTCCTTTAGGTTTTTGGTTTGGATTTGTCTTAGCCATGTTATTGTGTCCTCTTAATTGCTTTCCCGCCCATGATATTATTTTTCATGTCAAGTGCATTAATAGCGGTTCCGTCTTTATTTTTCTTTTGCGGTGCTACTGGAACACCATTTTTATCACGTTTTATCTTAGCGTTTGCAGCTATTGGATTAGCAACTGATGCTACGTTACCTGATGCTGTAGCACCCATTGTAGCATTTTCTGTTGCAAGTTTTGGATCTTCTTCTCCGGCTTTAGTAGCATAATCCCAAATCTTTTTACCACCGTATAGTATAGCAACAGCAGCTAACCCTGGAATTGCATACTTAGATGCAAATGCTACAACTTTAGCAAATCCTGAACCACCTAATGCAGCAGATACTTGATCTTTTATAGCGTCAATATTTTCTCCGCCTTTTCTTACTAGTTCGTCAATACCGTCACCAGCTTTCTTAGCAACATATGCGCCACCGCCTATTGCAGTAGTTGCTATTGGACGTTTAAGAAGTGTGTTAGCTGTACCAGTAGCAACTTTGCCAGCACCTTTAGCAACAACCTCAGCACCTTTTTTAGCTGCTGTTCCAGCTACTGAAGCTGCAGCGCCTCTTTGTGCAACTATCTTTGCACCTTGCTTTACTAACCAAGGACCAGCAATTCTTGCTCCTGCTATTATACTGGGTAATAATAATGCCGGTAACATTTCGTCAAGTTGTTCTTCGTTCTTTATTGATGTTATTTCATAAATTTTCATTTGTTAATCCTTGGTAGCGTTGTTATATGTATTTATGCATCTTTACGCTTATGTAAAATATCTTCTAAAACATTAGTAGTTGTATTTGTAAAAAAACGTGGCGCAACACTATGTACAATTATTGCTGGTACAAGCATCTGTAACTTAACCGCAGTTATAAGTGCGCCTTTCATATGTTGTAGTCCTGTTTCGTTCTTTGCTTCTAAGTGTAGTTTACATTGCCTGCTAAACATTACTTCTTGCCACCTTTCATATTAGCACACCAGTGGTACATTTTAGCACGTTCTCCACTAGCTTTTTTTGCTTTTGCTCTTAAACTAGTTACTGACCCATTACAACTAGCACCTGACTTCTTTACTCTACCAGGTCTGCTTTTGCCTTTTTTCTTACCATCAGCAAAGTTTTCTTTTATGTTTTCTACTACATCATCGATCATATGTACACGAGCATACTCTTCACCTACTAAACGTAATGCATCTAGTCTGTGATGTCCGTTAATTACTCTACCTTTACGGTCAATCTGTAGAGGAGCATAGTCGCCTTCTAATACACGTTCTAGTTGCTTTGTTAATTTTTCGTATGTTCTTTCTTTTTGTACACCACGTAACTTAGATATTTTAATTTTACCTAATGGACCTTGTGCCTTCATTTGTGGAGGTGCTTCTCCACCAGTTGGTTCATCGTCATAGTGTGCATCTTGATAACCTTGTGCATCTTGTGTTTTGTAACCAATACGATTAAGTTGCTTCATAAGATACTTCATTTCTTTAGCGCCTGCATATGGAGCAATCATTATGTCTGGCTCGTCCATATTTCCGCCTGCTGGAACATCTTTTAAGTTTGCTAAGTTTGTACCTACCTTAATAAAGTCGTATGCTGTGTCTGCTTTTGTAAGGAATGTATTTTTAGGATTAGCTAACATTTTGCCTTCTTCTACTGGCTCTTGCATATGCTGTTTAATATCTTTAGCTGTACGTTCAAACTTATGGTCTTTGTATTTAAACCCATAGCCGCCAGCTGCTTCCCAAGCATTAATATTAACGCCATAGTCATCAATTAATATATTAGGGGTGCCGTCCTTTGCTGTAGCAAATTGTGGTTTATTATGTGTAACAAATACTTCTTTAGGCGGAAAAAATGCTAGATTCTTTTCTACCCAAGTACGCTTATGTTTTTCTGAATTAGGATCATCTGCTAAAGGACTAGTACATATACTATATTCGCCTTTAACTTCTTTAATTAAATTAAGTAAATTCTTTGCTTCTGGTAATATAGGTAAACGTAACCAAAAGTCGTCAGTGTCTCGTATTTTCTGTAATGCATCGTTAATATCATGTTGCTTGTCAATATCTGTAAAATGATCAACTTGCATTAGTTTAGCCCATTCGCCAAAAAAGTCTGCAAGTACTCCGTCCATGTCTACGTATATTTGGGTAGAACTAGCAATTTCACCTAGTGCTTCTGCAAAATTTTTACTTTCAGTTATACCTAAGTTAAATGCAACATTAGTTTTAGAACCTTTTACTTTGCTAGGATGGTTTTGTGGACGTCCGTCTTTGTCTACTTTAAATCCAAACTTAGCTGCTTGTTTTGTAATTTCGTTAGGCCCTACATCAACAGTAGTGTTAACGCCTTTTACAATTCTTCCATCTTCAAAAAGTTCTCTAATTCTCATTTCTTTTTGCGTCCTCTAAATCCACCTGGCATATTTTGATTCATCATTTTTGGTTGACTGAACCATAATTCAAACCACTCTTTGTCACCAGGACGAATATTTTTATCACGCATTTTTTTTGCATTTGAATTTGCAGCATCGCTTATGTTTTCAAGAGTATATTCTGTGTAACCTTTAAATTCGTTAACACCGGCTAACTTCTTTATATACTCTAGATCATCCATTTACTTTGTACCACGTTTAGATTCATCTACAGGCTGTTTGTCTACTAATCCCATACCATCACGTACAGCATCATACATATCTTTAGCCAAAGCAGATCTTGGAACTCCTTGTGTAAATGCTTCTAAGTTTCCTTGAGCAGCTGCCGCTCTCATTTTACTTGCACTCATACCTTCTGCACCTTCTGCATCAGGATCACGTTCGCCCGCATTTATTACTGTAATACTATCAAAGTTATATTCTTTACCATTATAATCGTTAAACAGTTTATCAAAACTTTCTACACGATCTGAACCTGCTACATAAACAACATCTGTATATCCTAGTTTTTCTAGTAGTTGTAACATCTGTATTGGAGTACGTACTTGTGGATGCCCTACATTAATACCGGGAAAAAACTTTTTGGCAAAGTCTAATTTTACATCAAACGGTAATGGATTGTCTTTTGGTTTTTGTGTTTGGCTTAAGAAAATATAATGATCACCACTTTGACTTTTAATTTTATTAACAAGTTTTTCGTGTCCAATAGTTGGAGGATTCATTCTTCCAAATGCTGCTACAGCTATTTTCTTTGGAGCTTCGAATAGTTCTCTTAAGAGCATGATGATTCTGCCTTATACATTCCCTGTTTAATATTAGGCATTTCTTCAGAATATATTTTAGATACTATAGATCGTCTATCTTCTATTGGGAATAATGTTTTAGGATCATGTGGCAAATCATATTGATTGCAATAAGCATTACATGCATTATCAACACATGGGCCTATATCTTTATTAGGGTCACATTTTCCGTCGCTGTCAATTTTGTCTGATATATTAGCCATACATGGGAAAAATTGTTTACGATAAAACATAGGGTCATTACGCATAAAAATACATAAGTCTTCTATACTATCAAAATTTAATTTTGGCTCATCATTATCTGTAAATTCAAATATCTTCATACTACCATTTCCTACATGACCAGTAACGTGCTTTAGTACGCGGCCCTGGATTATCACAATTATGTCTAGCACGGAAACTTCTTCTACGTGCTGGATTATTCTTTTTAATCTTCATTGCTTTACCTTTGACACTACTTCCGCCGTGTCCAAAGTTAACTTTCTTTACGTTACCTGTCTTAGGATCTTTAACATAAACTTTAAACTTCTTAACATCGCCTTGCATAGGCTTGCCTAATTTAACTTTACGTCCTTGGTATTCTGCTTCGTCTATCGGGTCATCATCTTCGTTGTACCACATAACGCCGTATTCTTCATAAAATTCGTCATCGTCGTCATATGTTTCTTCGTCTATAGTTGAATCGTCGTTTGTGGATATTTCTATATCAAAGTCGTTATAACCTTGGTTAAAAACATATTCACTTAATTTTTGTGCAAATTCGTCGGCTTGTTCAGAGTTAAGTTCATCGGATAACGGCATTTCAAATATCGTAGCACCCTGATCTGATTCAAATACATAACTTCCTGGAAATACACTTTCATTTAAGCCTTCGCTTAGTGTATCTTGTTTTTCCATTACTACTCTTATAAAATGTTCCATGATGCTTCCTTAATGATTTAACAACATACTAGTAACTGTTCCGTCAGTCCATTCACTAATGTAAGCTCTAACCCATACATAATTGCCAGTAAAGTTAGTTGCAATTACTTTAGTTGTTTGTGAATGTGTTTCAGTGTAGACTGTAAACCAGTCTGCGTCAACCGGATTAACTGCAAGTGTGCCTTGTATAGCCACTATACCTGTAAATCCTGATATGTTATACTGTACTGTATGTAAGCCGTCTGCACGGCCATAATAACCGTCGCCTTTAAACTTTTCACCTGTGTGAGATTCTATTGTACTGTCACCAGGGTGTGATTGATTAGATAATATTGTTTCGCTCTGTGCCATGTAAGTATTTATCTAAAACATTACATAGCGACAATTTTATCAATTCGGCGAATATTACTTAAAAATAAGTTAATTAGGCCTAGAGTTTTTTCGTCTCTAACAAAGAAGTAAAATCCGTCCACATAGCTTTTACGTTCACAGGATTCAAGTAAAATAGGACCTGCTTTTATTAGATTAGGATTATTTTGTGCGAATTTGGCAAATTCTGGACTACCTTTGCTTTTGCCCATAGTAACTTTATATTCGTATCCTGGATACGAATCAGATATCAAAACATTAGGTTTTAGTTTATCAATTTGTAATGGACTAGGTTCCCAGAACTCTAACACACAGTTTGGATCTACTGAATGTTTAATTGTTGTAAGCCATTCTTTAGAATTAGCATAGATACTCATTTTGGATAGTTCAATCCTTAATGTATAATCTTCAAAATTATAAAGTAATCTAATTAACTTCTTAGCATCAACAAAGTTAGTTACAGATACCGGCTCTACTCTACGCATCCTTTGTACAGCAAGAGGTTTTCCTGCTTGTTCCGCACTATCTAACCTATCAAGTATTTTCCTTGCATAGGTTAGATTTTTATTACGAAATATACTTGATAAACCGTTTGTGAATACTAGTTTGTAAACGTATTGGTCGTAAAAGAGTTTAGTTGTGTCATAGGTTCTCAACAGTCGATTCCTCTAATACGTTTAGAGAGACCTCACCTTTTACAATGTCAATTGTTACAGTTCCACCGCTTTTAAGTTTACCAAATAACAATTCTCGTGATAAAGGTCTTTTAATTTCTTTATCAATAACACGTTGTAATGGTCTAGCCCCCATTTTAGGATCAAATCCTTTATCTACTAAGTAGTCTAATGCTTCGTCTGTAATGTTAATAACAACGCCCTTGTCTTTTACCATGTTCTTAAGTTCAACAAGGAACTTGCCAACAATTTTCATCATCACAGGCTTACCAAGTTTGTTAAACGTAATTACACCGTCAAGTCTATTTCTAAACTCTGGAGCAAAAAACTTCTTCAACTCGGTATCTTCGTACACTTCTTCTTGTTCATCACCGAATCCAATAGAATTCTTTTCTGCTTGTTTAGCACCTAAGTTAGTTGTAAGAATAATGATACTATTTCGTGCATCTGCTTCCTTACCATTTGACCCTGTAACTTTACCGTTATCCATAATCTGTAACAATATTTGCGATACATCTGGATGTGCTTTTTCTATTTCATCTAATAGTAATACACAGTTAGGATTTTCTTGCAATTTTGTAATTAGTAGACCTGCATTTTCTTCATGTCCTACGTATCCTGGAGGTGAACCAATTAATTTTGCTACAGCATGTTTTTCTTGATATTCACTCATATCAAATCTAACAAGTTTTACACCTAATTCATTTGATAGTGCTTTTGCTGTTTCAGTTTTACCAGTACCAGTTGGACCCATAAACACAAATGACCCTACTGGCTTATCTTCTGGTTTTAGTCCTGCTTGGCTAACAAGTATCTTGTCAACAACTTCGTCAACAGCAGTGTCTTGTCCGTATACAACTTTCTTAATATTTTTATCTAGATTTCCTAAGTTACCTGATTCTCTCTCAGCAACTTGATCAACTGGAAGACCAATCATCTTACTAAGCTCAAACTGT